ATTTAAGGAATAAAAAAGAGCATCCCATCGGTCAGCTAAGAAAGCAGCTCAGAAACTACTGGACCCCAATCAGTCAAAGACACATGCTGCAAAAATGGGGTAAAGACTGGCAACAAGATTTATGGCCTAAATAAAACAAAATGACAACACTAGAACTACATGGAATTTATCATGAACTTGCCTTTTGGCAGCAATTTGTAAAGACCGACCGATTCCTAAAGGGATGGGTAGGTAAAGTTAAGACTCCAGAATTAAATCAAGAGGTGGCAGACTTTATTAAAAGTGTTCCAAATGATACAGTCTTAGATGTCGGCTCGGGAGTCTGCTCAATACTAAATGGGTTAGTAAATGTAACCGCTTGCGATCCTTTGGGAGACCTTTACAAGCTAGTCTTTGACTTTGAACGGCATAAGCTAAAAGCTCCATTACCCTACCCAGCAGAGGAGTTGCCCTTTAAGAATGAGTTTGACATTGTACATATCTCAAATGCCTTAGACCATACCCAAGAGACCAGAAAAGCCTTGGATTTGTTATTACAAGCAGTTAAGCCCGGAGGGTATCTAATCGTGCAAGGGTTTTTCAACGAGGCAACACATGAGAACTGGCAAGGCTTTCATCAGTGGGATATATCATTAGATGATCATGGCTGCATGGTTATCTTAGGAAAAAAGTCAAAAACCATTATCGCATGGCCTCCACATAAGTTTGCAACAGTGAATTTATTAGGTCGGGATTGGTATTATTGGATCATAAAAAAATAAACATGGTAATCTGCTGTGATATCGATGGCTGCCTAACAGATGGCAAAATCTGGGTTGACCATCAGGGGAATATAATTAAGTCCTTTAATAATAAGGACATAGGAGCCATCAAAGAGCTAATCTCTATGGGCTATCAGGTGCATTTAGTAACCGCAAGCAGTTGGCCAGGTGCAGAACAATACCTTAGAAGGTCAGGGGCACAATTGCACATCATACGAAATAAAGAGACTATCCCTTTTGACTACCAGATAGCCATCGGAGACTCAGCATGGGATATACCTATGCTTTGTAAAGCTAAGTACCTTTTCTGCCCAGCCGATGCCTCTTTAGAGGTCAAGTGTCTGGATGGAGTTTATCCATTAATGACACCCGGAGGGCAAGGAATTATGCTTGAATTGGTCCGCATACTTAGTCAATGGGGTACAGATGTTGATAAGTTATAACACTTATATTTGGTAGATTCAAAAATTTTTCGTATATTAGGGGGTGAATAAAGGGTAAAAAATCAACGAGCCTTCAGTCCTTCGGGGTTGAGGGCTTTTTTACACTATGCCTTACAAATCAAGAGCCCAAGCAGCTTTCTTTAACATTAACAAGAAAAAGCTCGAAAAGCAAGGAGTTAATGTGGAGGAGTGGAATAAAGCCTCCAAAGGCAAGAAACTCCCTAAGATGGCTAAGAAAAAGAAGTAATGTCATCACTCACCACCATAGACTGGGATGTTGTAGGCGAATACCTAATGGCAGGATGCTCTGGAGTAGAAGTAGCCGCACACCTTGGAATCCACGAAAACACTCTGTATCAACGATGTAAGTCGGATTTAGGGGTCGATTTTGTGGCATTTAAGCAAGAAAAGCAAGCATCAGGAGAAAGCCTTTTAAGGAAGGTCCAATTTGATGCAGCAATCAAAGATAAAGACCGAGCTATGCTTATCTGGTTAGGCAAGCAAAGGTTAGGTCAGAAAGAAAAAGGCGAGCAAGATATTAAGGTTGATGGCGGCATTAACATAGTATTCAAGCCAGCCAATGAGACAAGTTGATATTCGATATACAAGTGTCTTTGAAAGGAACTTACTAGCCTATCAAGCAAAAAGATATAGGGTAATAGCCAACCAAGGCTCTACTCGATCTGGTAAGACTTATTCAATTTCACAACTTTTAGCTCTTTACATACCGCACAAGGAAAAGGTTACGATTTCGGTGGTTAGTCCATCATTACCTCATCTAAAGAGAGGTGCTAGGCGAGATATCCTAAAGATACTCGAAGATGCTGGCCTTTACTCAGATGACAACTTTAACAAGACCGACAATGTCTATCACTACCCTAATGGCTCTTATATAGAGTTCTTTGGGGCTGAGGACTCGGGTAAGGTAAGAGGACCAGGCAGAGATATCTTGTATATAAACGAGGCCAATCTTTTGCCCCACTCTATTTACCAGCAGTTAGCCCTAAGAACCAAGCAAACCATCTTCTTAGACTTTAACCCAGTCGATGAGATGAGCTGGGTGTACGATGTCGCTGACAAAGAAACTAACCTCTTAATCCACTCAACCTATAAAGACAATCCTTTTCTGCCAAGTGAGCAGGTACAAGAGATTGAAAGTTTGAAAGATGCAGATGAGAATCTTTGGAAGGTCTTTGGGTTGGGAGAAAGGGGTAAGTCATCAGAGATAATCTACACACACTGGAGACCGGGTTACTTCCCGGATGAATGCGAAACGGTTTATGGCTTAGACTTTGGCTACTCAGTACCAACTGCTTTAGTCAAAGTAGGGTTTTACGAAAGTCAGACCTTTGTAAAGGAGATGCTTTACGAAACTAAGCTAACAACCACCGATTTAATAGAAAGGTTAAAGCTCTTAGACATTAAAAGGTCCGATGAGATATTTTGTGATGCTGCTGAGCCTAAGACTATTGAGGAACTGGTAAGGGCTGGGTTCAATGCCAAGCCTGCTGAGAAGGATGTCTATGCTGGCATCCAAAAGGTAAAAAGCCAGCCATTGATAGTATCACCTGACAGTAGTAACCTAATGAAAGAGATTAAGTCCTACAAATGGAAGGTTGACAAAGATGGCAAGGTCCATCCAGATGAGCAGCCAGTTAAGATGTGGGATCACCTTTGCGATGCGATGCGGTATGCAATATATACAAAACTAAACAAGCCTAAGTTCGAGGTGATGGCTTGGTAAAATAAAGAAAGTGGGCAGAATACAAGATGCGTGGGATGCGTTAACTAAGAAGGCGGTGCCAATGATGCCGGTAGGTCAGCCCTTTGCTTCCTATCAGGTAACTGGAGGAACTTTTGTCGGTATTACTGACAATCGTACTAACTACATTCGTGATGGCTATCAAGTTAACGACATTCTCTATGCCACTATAACTCTGATTACAGACAAGGTAAAACTGCCTGACTGGTCCACTTACAAGGTAGTCGATGAGGCTGCTTTTAAGGCTTATGAGGGCCTAATGAGAAAGAAAGACATCTCTACCGAGGACTTTCAAAAGGCAATGGGCTATAAGAAGAAAGCCTTAGAGCCAATCTATGTAGATAGACTTACAGAACTTTTACGATATCCTAACGACTATGAGACCTTTCAAGATTTGGTAGCCAACTCAACTGGTTGGAAGCTAATTACTGGAGGTCGTTGTATTTGGGCTCAGATGCTTGACATGGGAGCCAATCAAGGCAAACCCTATCAGTTACATAACCTACCTTATCAAGAGGTATCTATTATAGCATCTACCAATCTGTTCCCAATTGTTGAGGAAGGGTACATGATACCAGTCCTTTCAAATGCTTTATTCCCTAAAAGCCAAGTCTTACATGACAAATACCAGAACTATGACTGGGATGTCAACGGAGCTCACCTTTATGGTATGAGCCCACTTAAGGCTGCTTTAAGGAGACTTAGCCGATCTAACTCAGCCATCAAGGCTAGTGCGGCCATGCTGGAAAATCAAGGGGTAAAGGGTGTACTTTATGTTGATGACCCAAGAGTCATGAATGGTGGGGTAGATGTTGCCGATACAAGAAAGCAAGTAGAAGCTATTAAGAGTAAACTTGTGGGCAAAGGCGAGTGGGTAGGATCAGAGAACTGGGGCCGCATTGGTGTCTCTGGTTACAAGATGGGATGGCAGTCTGTTGGTCTTAACCCAGTAGAGCTATCTATCATTGATTCTGAGAAATGGGATTTGAAGCGGTTTGCATCCGTTTATGGGGTGCCTAGCCAGTTGGTAGGTGATTCTGAGTCTAGCACATATAACAACGTTAGAGAGGCTGAAAAGGCCCTTACAACTCGTTGTGCGATGCCAGCCCTAGTATCATTCCGTAACCACTTTAATAGAAAGCTACAAACAGACTGGGGATATAAGGGCCAGAATGTTTATATAGACTTTGACCATACCGTATTTACAGAACTGCAAGAGGATGTAGTCGAGAAGTCTAGCTGGATTAAGGACCTTAAAGCCCTTAGCCCTAATGAGCAAAGAATGCTTCTTGGATTAGAGAGAATTGACAATCCGCTGTTTGACGAGCCTTGGATTACCACACAAGATGGGATGCCACTGAGTGAGTACGAAGCTCCAAACATGGATTTGAGTGATGTAAATAACGAGGATGAAGATGACCTCGATAATGAGTGAGGTTTACAGAACCTATCCCATAACCAAAAGGGAAAAGTGCTGTGCCTTATATAAAGCAAGAATGGAGGCTAAGCGATTAGTCTTAAAAAATAGATTGATGAATGACCAACAAGGAGCGAAAAGAGTATGCGGAGAACTTCTCGAGAATCAATCGAAAGTTTGCCAAGACCCACTTCCCTAAGGTCAAAAGACAACTTGATAAGGTTGTTAGTTCTTTGATAGGTACAATAAAAAGAGTAGGAGCCAGGCAGGCCCAAACAAAGCTCAGAACTCAGCTCTGGAATGATGAGCTCTATAAACCCATTGAGAACATCTACAAGCAAGTAGGTGTCTATCATGCCAATCAGATGTATAAGCTAATCCGCAAGGAAGCTAATCAAAAGGGGATAGGCAGAGATGAGAGATGGATTAAGTTTATAGTGGATGAGCTTGAAAAGACCTTGCTTCAGTATGCGGTTGTAAAGACCTCAGAGACCCTAAGGAACCATTTGCTGCTTGTCTTACAGAATGCCATCATAAAAGAGCAGACTGTGGATGAGATAGTCAAGATTCTACAAGACTCTGGCTTTACCTCTATGCAAGCCGAAAGGATTGTCAGAACTGAGGTAGGTAGGGCAGCAAACACTGGGATAAAGGCAGCAGCCGAGTCATTTGACTATAAAATGGTCAAAGAATGGATTGCCTTTAGAGATTCGAGGACCAGAGGTTTTAAGCCTGAGCAACCTAAAGACCATTTTCACATGGATGGGCAAGTGGTAGGCTTTTATGACAACTTTGTGGACCCAAGGAGTGGTGAGAACATAGAATATCCTTTGGCTCCGGGTGGTTCGGCAGCAATGGTCATAAATTGCAGATGCTCTTATATTGTTGTACCTGAGAGAGATTCGAGAGGAAGATTAATAAATAGGGGAGGTGCTTGATCGGCTACGGCCAATACTGCGGAATCATGAAATAATAACCAGGGTCAACCCTCCCAAAATATTGAATATGAAAAGATACTTTGAACAAAAGACAGTAAGCAACTCAGTGCAGGATGTCTCTACGACAACTCGCAAAGTAAAGGTTGCTATCAGCCAAATGGGCTCTAAAGACCTTGATAATGATGTCATTGACTTTAATGCCTACAACAAGACAATGGCAGAGAGAGGTCCTAAAGGGGCTAACCTCATCTGGCATCTGACAGACCACAACCCAAGCCTAAAGTCAGCTATTGGCAAGTTCTCTGAGTTATATGTAGAAAAGGACTATCTAGTAGGTATTACCGATGTGCCTAACACTACATGGGGCAATGATGTTCTTGAGTTCTACAAATCTGGTCATATTAACCAGCATTCAGTAGGCTTTAGAACTATCAAAGCTGAGAACCAAAAGAGTGCTGAGGGTGAGTACAACCTTATCAAAGAGATATTGCTTTTTGAAGGTTCTGCAGTCCTTTGGGGCGCTAACCCTAACACCCCTACCATTGAGGTAGGTAAAAGCCTGAGTGGTCAAGAAATCCTTGACAACCATGCTAAACTTAGCAAAGAGCTGAGCATGCTCTTAAAGTCATTAAAAGATGGCCGCTTCTCTGATGATGCCTTCGAGTTTATCGAGATTAGAGTAGCACAAATAAACGAGGCAATAAAATCACTTATATCTGTTGAAGCCACTCCTAAAGTAGAGCAACCCGAGCAATCAGTTGCAGAAGCTAAGGAGCCGGAGGTTGATTTAAGCGGATTGAAGCATAACTTAAATAACTTATTAACTAAATTAAATTCCTAACAATGGAAGAATTGAAAAGCATCGAGACTGCAGTAAAATCAGCTACTGAGTCTGTTGAAAAGATGAAAGCTGCCAATGAGGCTGCTATCGCTGATGTAAAAAATGATGTAGCCGAAGTAAAGGCTGCTGTGGTAACTATGGATGAGGCTGCTAAGAAGAACCAAGCTGCTCTTGATCAACTGATTGCTGAGAAGTCAGCTAAGAAGGTTGACAACAAGAACAAGTCTTTCGGTGAGGCTTACAACGAGGCTATCGCTGAGGCTTTTGAAGCTAAGCAAGCTGAACTCAAAGAGTTCCAAAAGAACAAGAATGCCAAGCTGACTATCGACCTTAAGTCAGTAGGTACAATGACCCTCGGAGACAACCTCAGTGGTGATGGTGTAGCTAACTACAACCAGCGTCAAGGTTTGGTGCCTGCTCAGAAGATCAACATGCGTGATCTTATCCCTACTGCTGTATCTCCCACTGGACTTTATGTAACCTATCGTGAGACTGGTTCTGAAGGTTCTATCGGTGTTCAGTCTGAGGGTATTGCAAAAAGCCAAATCGACTACGATTTGACTGAAGTAAAGGTTGTATCTGACTACATCGCTGGCTTTGCTCGTTTCAGCAAGCAGATGATGTTCCAACTGCCTTTCTTGCAGAACACTTTGCAGAGAATGCTGCTCCGTGATTTCTACAAGAAGGAGAATGCTACCTTCTTTAGCACTGTATCTTTGGCTGCTACTGGTTCAACTACTACCTCTGCAACTGTTGATGCTGAGCAACTGGTTGACTGGATTGCTAACCAACTGGCTGCTAACTTCGATGCCTCTTTTGCTTTGGTATCTT